AAACCAAATGATTCGTTCACACGCTTTAATTCAGCGTTTTCAAAACCAGGATCAGCTACTAAATCATAGGTGAATAATTGCTTAATCTTTACTTGTCCATTAGATTCAACTGCACCTGCAGCTCTTGATGAGATTTGCAATGGAACTCCAGCATCAACTAAAGCTTTAGCCTGACGACCTGCATCTGTATCTAATAATCTGATTCGACCTCTGATTTGTTTATTTTCCTTATCGTAAGTGATTTCTTCAATAATGTGAGAAACATTCTTTAAGGATACATCAAAATTTTGTGGGTGATCTAATTCACCTAAAAGCTTTGATGCTTTAATTTTATCTTGTAGTGCTTCAATTTGTGGTAAGTATTCTTCAGCTGAATAGATGCGATTATTTCTGTTCTTCTTATCTAATTCACCAAAAATACCTTCTAAAACATAAGCACCGCCATCTGATTTAAATGTTAATTCAGATGAAGATCTTTCCAAGATTAGTAAATCTTTGTTCATACTATGATATTATTTATATTTGTTAATATATATCCTATTAAAAAATAGGGTTTTTTCAAAAAAGTTTTTTTAAAGGCCAGCAAGAGGATCATCTCCTCCTTCTTCTTCTTTTTTCTTAGCTTCTTCCTCTTCAGTTTCTTTAGCAGTGACTTCTTCTAAATAATCATTAAAATACTTTACTAAAGATGCTATATCGGCTTCTGTGAATGCTGTCATGCTGTATTGATTATAGAAATAATCTAAAAATTCATCTTCTGATTCACAAGATACCATTGCTCCTACGATTTCAGTTGATTTAATTTCTAAACCACTATCACATGTATAATCATCTACAGTAACCTTAGAATCTTTAGGTGTCATTGCTTCTTCTTTTAAAGATTCAATAAATTCTTCGTATAATTTGATTCTTTTCATATTATTAAACTATTCTTTTAAAATCCTAAACCGCCCATTGGGTCTGCTTCAGGCTCTTGAGCGTCTTTTGCTGCTTTACGAGCTTTATACGCTGCGTTTCTTTGTTTATCATCATCAGACAATTTCAAGTAACGATCAACAAGGAATTCCATATCAAAATAATAGTTTTCCTCCATTGTTACAGGGTCTGTCTCCATTAATGAATCTTTCAATGAACCGATAAATTCAATTCTACGTTCCATGATTTCCATATTCTTTAATTCAGCAAACATGTTCTCTTCTTGGAATTGCAGAGAAATTTGTGTTTTGAATGCTGGATCGTTCTCGAAATCAGGGAACTTTAAGCACATTTGAATATAAAGTGGCTTAACTAAAATCTCTTGGAATGTAGATCTTAAACGTTTGATAAATTTAGCAAACTTGATTTCGTCACGAATCATACCATCAGCTGCTAAGTTAAATTCGCCGCCGCCGTCTTCATATAAGAATCTATTGAATGGAATCTTAGAAACTGCCTTTAATTTATCAGAGAAGTATTTAAGTGCTTCTGTATCTGATAATTCTGGACCTTCACCACCGAGTGTTTCGATTTCTGGTGATTCGCCGTCTTTAGAAGGTAACCAATATTCCTTATTAAATTGAAGCATTGGTCGGCCATTAGTATTAAGAGAAGCTGAATCCCAATCAAAGTCTACAACTTCTTTATAGTTACTCATCAATTGTGCAAGAGATTGTTTTGCTCTTGTTTTAGATTTACCGCCTACAGGAATAATGAACTTCATTCTGTAAGATGAGTTTGTTACCGCCCAAATAACTCTTGTATGCTCCATAATGCGAAGCAAGTTAAATGCTCTAACAAGTCTCTCTAAGTATGAAACTCTTGATGCTGTAGTAATTGATGAATAAGAAATATAAATGATCTGAGAATCATATAATGTTCTCTCCTTCATTGGATTATCCTTAAACTGAGTCCAAACTTTCTTACCATCTTCTTTATTATAACCTGGTACAAGTGTAATTGGATCAATTTCTTTAAAGCCAATAATTTCAGTTTGTTCTGGATTGTAGATAATTTCAAACGCAAGATAACCATCAATTAAGAACTTTCTAAAGTAGTACCATGCTGATTGATCTTGTGTAAAACCAAAGTATTGATAGATTTGCTTAAATGCTTTTTGTAAATACTTATCAACTTCTTCTGGAACATCCATTCCAATTAATTCAGGTGAAGCAATAAAATTTTTGTTATCATATACAATTGACTCATCACAAAGAATATCAAGAATATCTTCAATCTCGTCGTATGTTGAGAATGCTCTAAGCTCTTCACGCTTGGATTCATAATTTTTATCGAAGAACGGAATATTCTTACGCATGTTGGTATCTGACATCGATAGAGCTGCAAATGCACCCCATAGATCATCATTATCAACACCCATTTGGTTCATCATTCCATAACCGATTGCGTCCTCAATTGGACCAATTGCTTGAGATTGACGTAATACTAAGTCATCATAGAACATACCAAAAGAGCTCAACTTTTTAAGTTGATCCCTTAGTGTGAATGGTCTTTTGCCCGTACTGAATGGGCCATTTCTTTCTACAAATCCTGCCATTATAATATGGTATTAATTTTGTTTATATATTCCATTTATCTTCGATTAAATAATCGTCTTATTTGGTTTACTGTTGCTCCATTTAACTGAATAAAATCGCAAAGTGCTATTTCTGGCCATTTATTATAACTTACTACAGTCTGCTGGCTCTTTCGACTTGGTATATATTGCCTAATTGCAAAATCATATCCATATCTTTGTAGATATGATTTCATACCGTCGTATGTTAATCTAAGTGGTCGTTGTGTATTTGCATTGGTCTCACGAGCACCTGTCGTTGCTGATTTAATTTGACCACCAAATCTAGAATACAAATCATCTAACAATTGTTCTTTTAGCATAATCGGTATCAAATTAAGATTTACACCCAAGTCATTACCATCGACCTGTTCAATTGCTAAAACAACTGGATTTTGATCGAACCATGGCAGATTTTCCGTAGCTGGATTATATCTAAAAACATAAATCTTGCCGGGTTCGAATCTATCTCTAGTTTGATAAACTTCATTTTCGCGTACTGATCGCTTAGTTTCATTATACCAAAGTTCAGCCCGTCTTCTAGCAGTAGCCTTAGACCCTGATTCTTTGATTAATTCTCTAATACGACTTTTAACGTAACCCATTCTTGATAGTTTCCTCGGTTAGGATAATAAAATTCCAGCCGCGGCTGGTTGCATATTCCTTAGCGGCATTATATTTATCCATATTTTTAACGTACTGCTCAGCCAAGAATTTAAATGAATCGAGTGCTTTTTTAGATTTGGTCTTTGGCATTTCTGGAGGTTGAATCTGCGATTTTGGTTTGATCTCAACCAAGTATTCTTTTTCAGTTCCATCCTGTTGGAGCTGTTTAAAATAAAAGTCTGGATAATAGTTATGAGCTTTATTATCCTTTCTGTACCAATATTTAATTTCAACAGGTTCACTTGACCACTTTAAAACTTTATCATTCTTGTCGCACCAAATCATAAACTTATGCTCCCATGAACTCCTATAGATAATTGGAGTTGGGCCAATATATTTTTCAGGAAATTGAGGATTGAAATATCCTTGATTGAATCCTGAGTTTTTGGTTGGTTTGACATTCTTTATTGACATTATAAACTATAGATACCGCTATGATCGTCTTCTCCGCCACCGCCACCGGTGATTGAGATAGTTCCTTTATATTTTACTGGATGAATTTTATTCCAACCTTTAGCATAACCTCGTTTGGCAATTTCAGTAAAGTATGCAAATGCATTTGGGTATTTTGGATTAAAGTTTCTCCAATATTTCAAAAGATCTAGAATAGCAAATTGTAAACAATCAAGACGATCATCTTCATTAACGTACTTCATTTTATTAATAGCCCTTTCAGCCAAGAGAATAAGCATTTTCTCGGCATTTGAAGTCAGTTTATCCTGATCCAATGATAGGACCATCTCGTCATACAGATCCTTATTATTTAAATAATTCTTTTTTCTAGCCATATTTTCTAGTTAGTTTAAGATTATACTGAAAAAGTAAAATTTGTTTAAAAACAAAATAAGGGAACCGAAGTTCCCTTATCTCTTAGTCGAATTTGTGTGTAGTTTGGTGTTATGCTAAAATAGTAGCAATCTTTTGCTCCCAAACTTTGATCTCTTCACTGATTAACGTATCAGCTGCCTTGATCTCTTCATAAACCTTTCTTATTCATATTGAAATATTCCTTAGCAACCTGACCATTTAATTTCATCATATCGTAGTATTCTTGAGTTGGTGGTTCTGTGTAATATTTATTATGAATAAAATGGCCAACCTCGTCTTTTAAATAAGAAATTTTACTCTTATCTGTCTCCGTTGAGGCCATGATATTTTGAATTAAAGATGGTAACACTTTTTCTGTTGGAACAAATGCTGCAAATTCTTTAGCCAAATCTTTAACAATTTTGCTCTCATTTAACACATTAAAAATCTTGTTTTCCCACATTTTAATCTCGCCAGAAATTAAAGAATCTGCAGCTTTGATTTCTTCGATTGATTTATCTGCTTCAGCTAATAAACCTCTCTGATCTTTTAAGAAAGCAATCATATCTTCATATTTCTCGATTAAAGCTGCTTTTTCGGCTAATTCTTTAGCCTCACCCTCCAATAATTCTGCTAAGAATTTTGTTGCGTCTTGACCTGTTTGTTCTTTTACTAATTCTAAAGCAGCGTTTGCATTTTCAGCTCTATAGAATTTAGCCATTTTAGTGTTTGCATTATACTTAGAAACGTATATGCTTTCGTTTACTTTAAATAAGTCAATTGAAACATTCTTGCTTTCAAAAGAAGCAGCAAAATCTAATACAATAAAATTTTGTAGCAATGAAGGAATAGATTCAAAAAGATCAGCTACATTTTTATGACCGTATCTTACTGTACCAGCCGCTAAAACGTGATCTGTGAAAGTATTACCTTCAATTAACATGTTATTGTGCATAAATACGCCTTCTGATAAATCATAAACGAATTTAACAGCACCATGATACCATTTAACTGAGTTTGTTGTGAATTCGAAAGATTCAAACGCTTGAATTGCTTTTCTAAGCGATGGTTCAATAGTTTCTACCTCTTCGATAATTGAACCAGTCATTTCGAAAACTCTGCCGTTAACATAGAATTTTACTGACTCTTCTAATTTAATAATTGGAGCTAAAATATTAGTCTTCATACTTTTTAAATATTATTTTCTTTTTATATATATTCAATGATTATAAATCATTTTCATCAATTACATTCTTATCAACTACCTCATTAACTCCAGGCTCTGTTGTTGGAGTAAGATTTGAATTGATTTCAAACATACGATTTCCAATATGTCTTTCAGTATCCCATTCAAATGATGGAATAAATGATTTGATTTCTAGTGAGAATGCAATCTTATATTTGTCCTTATCTTCAAATGTAAAATCAATTGGTTTTTGAACGTCTAAGTCTTCAGGGAATTGATAATATGAAGGTAATCTATATGTGCCCTCGTTTAAGTGACCAACCTCAACTGAATATTGATTTGATTTATACAATTTTTTAATCATGGACTCAGAGATCTTTAATGCATCCAACATTGAAGTAACTAATACCTCAACCGTTACTGAAACTGTGATTGGAATAGCCTCAAATTCAGCCGTATAACCTTCCATTGCGCCGTTTGAATTCATCTTAGTGTATTCTCCCATATTGCGCTTATTCACCAAAGAACCTGAATCAATTGAGAATGAATCAAGATTTACCACCCCTCTTGGAACTACATCGTAATTACCATCTGCATAAGCCTTATCTGGGTGACAATCTGGGCCGCTAGCTGTTGAGAATAAAAAATTATCTCTTAGGAATTGGTCATCACCAGTAATTGCATAATAGAATGGAATATCAATTGCCACTCTTTCAGAGTTACTGATTTGACGATAAAAGAACAATTTATTATTCAAATCTGCCAATAATCCGACAATAATATGTCGAATCACTGAATCATCTGAGTTGTATTTTAAATTATAACTTGCCATAGGGTATATATCCCATTATTCTATTGATTCAATCTCAAACTTAGAGAATCCATTCTCACGATAGATTTGAATCTTCTTGTCAAATAATTCGTGTGGAAGTACTGTGTGATTAATAACAAATGTGTTGATATTACTCTCTTTAATTACTTGTGAAAGAATCTTAAGAATGTTATGAACACCATCAGCATCAACTGAGCTTAATAATTCATCAAGGAATAATAAGTTCAATTGAGGAAAACGTAGCTTTAAGATCTTAATGATTGCAATAATAACAATAAAATCAGCCTTCTTACGTTCACCTGTTGAAAGGGTCAATGGATTAATCTCTTCTCCTAAATGATTAATGATACAATCAAATTTATCATTGAATCTGATATGGAATGGCAAGTGCATGGTCTGACCCATTGCTGCAACATTAGCGTTCAATCCAGGAAGGATTGTTTGAATTGCTAAGTTCTTAACACCATCTTCGCCAAGAATCTCCTCAAGTGCTTCTAAGAAGTTATATTCACCTGATATTTTAGTATTGTCTTGAACCTTTGTTTTTTCTTGCTCTTCAAAGTCCTTAATGATTTGCGTTAAATGGTCAAAATCATTACCATTATTTAGGTTATCATTAATCTTAATCAATTCTTGTTTCAGAGATGTGATTGTAGTATTCATTGAAGAAACTCGATCTCGAACGGTGCGATCTTTTTCTCGCATTTCCCTGATCCTAGTTTGAATAGCGTCAATATCAACAGAAGCTTCTTTAATCTTATCAGGTATTGATTGGATTTTAGCTTCTAATTCTTTTTTACGCTCTTGATGGAAATCACCAGTCAATGGAGATTCACAAGTTGGGCATGCATTACTTTCGTATAGGGCTACTTTTTTACGCAAAGATTCCAATTCAAATTCAAGTTGAGATTTGTCATGCTGCTTTGTTCCAAGATCTTCGTTAAATGTTCCTAAACTTGCAGTGATCTTTTCTTGCGCTTCAGATAGTTTCTTTTTATCCTCAGCTAAACTTGTTAAACGATCTTTTAATTCCTGAATTTGAGCCTTATTCTTTTCGTTTGATTCAGCCTTTAGTTGATTCAACTTCATATTAACTGAAACAATATTCTCATTAATTTGTTTCAGCTCGCGATCATACACATCCAAATCAATCTTAAGATTCTTACGCGCCTCTTTTACAGAGCGTTGCATATCATTCAAGATTGAGAATCCAAACATTCTATCAATGATTTGTTTTTTATCAGAATTTGTCATTGTTAAGAATGATTTAAAATCATTAACACTTAAGATGATAATGTTTTTAAATACATGGTATGGAATACCAAAGATCTCTTCTTCTAAATATTCTTGAACTGAGCGTTTACCTGCTTTATCAAATTCTACGCCATTTAAACGAACTTCAAATTTAGATGGAGCCAGACCACGCTCAATTTCAACCTCAGTATTTTTACACTTTAAATTAATCTTAACCCAAAGTTCTTTATTAATACGGTTTGGTAGGTCAGTTAATTTAACACCTTCAATTTTACCGTATAACGCAAATACAATTGCATTGGCAATAGTGGTCTTACCATGACCATTCTTACCAAGTGTTAGGAATAATTCAGAAGCACCTTCAGTAAATTCAAGACGCTGAACCTGATTTCCATAACTTGCAAAATTCTTAAACTCTACTGACTTAATCTCCATTAATCGTTATCGTAATTATATGCACATTGATCGTGCAAGTTCTTTATTTTACTCTTAATAAGTGCCTTAGTTTCATCGTCTTTTTGCATACCATCAATATACATATTACATAGATGGAGAATGTTATAATTTTTATACAGATCCTCAATCTCATCCATGTCATATAGATCCTTATCTACAAAGGTTTCCTGCTCATAGATATTTGGTTCAATTTTACGACCAATTTCTTGTATAGTATTAATAAATTTACTTAATGCATTTGAAGCTGCAATATGAGATGGAACATATAGATCTACAAAGTTATTACGAATCTCATTTTTAAATTCACCTAGAGGTACATTATAGAGACTTGTAAGATAGGTCTTAATAAACTTAGGTGATATTGTATTTTCAAAGAAAGTTTCCTGCATGGTCTCTAAATCAACCAGGTCAAATCCTTTGGAATTGTTCATATCACTTCTTGTCAATTGATATGGAACTCCAACCATTCTCAATTTGCCACGTTGTTGGCGATAGTGAATGTGACCTGAATAAACTGATATAAACTTATCATACGAGTTTGCTTCAACACCATGCTCGTTAGTTACTTTAGCATTCAATTTAATTCCACGAACTTCAGAGTGACAAAATACAATGTTTGCTTTTGGGTATTCTGCAAGTGTTTCAACTTCATGCTCTGCATCTTTTCTCCACGGCATTAAGAGAACATTCTTACCAGACCAATTGTATTGTGCGCATTCTTTATAAATTTGCACGTTTGGAATCCATTTAAGAGAATCAATTGAAGTAATTTCATTACTCTTTTTTGCCCAAATATCGTGATTACCTGCGATCACATGGACTGGTAGGATTTGACCAAGTCTTTCAAAAAGATCTACAGCATAGTGTAAAACTTTAAGGTTGATTGATTGTCTATTATCAAAAGAATCTCCAACCTGAACTAGCACATCACCTTCTTGGACGTGCTCTTTCAAGGTTGGAATAAACTGATTCTCATAAAAATCTTTTTGGATTTCAAGCCATTCCATTGAGTTAGCTCTAATGCCTAAGTGCATATCACCTAGAATCCAAATTCGTTTTACCGGTTTGGCTAGTGTTTTTGCATCAATCATAATTAAAACAATCTGTTAATATTCTTACGCTTCAGTATTCCTGTTCTTTGATCTAATTCTTCAATTAGTTCTTCTTTAAATTTATTACCGAGTGACTGATAAAATTTAGTTGGATTAATGTTAAAGTAATCGCACAATTCTGAAAATATATCAACTATAGAATGTTTTTGGCGCATTTCATCGCTAATGTATTCATACACTTGATTAATGTCAAGTTTTTTTAACTTATCTACTTGCTGAAATTCATCAATTTCATTAAACTTTTTGAATCTAGACTTTTGAATTAATTCATGGATCTGAGCTGCAATTAATTTAGCTTCAATCTTATCTTCTTCATCGCGATCGTCAATCGCAGTTGGAGAAATATTGAAACTCATACCAGCATCAAACTCATACTCTGTTTCTTCAAAAGTATTATCAAATATTTTATCTCTTTTTGTTCTCATTATAAAGCATGTATGTTAGAGTTGGTAACTTCATCGGTTTCTGTAAGGCGCATATAATCATAATTAATCATCAGTTTACATTTTGTGCCCTTACCTTCTCCATCTCTAATTTTTAAAATCTTCAACCAGTACTCGTTACTAGCGTGCATCAATTGGTCTTGAATAATACCTAACATCATATCTGCTGTGTGGGAAAGACCTGAAGATTCTGCAACGTCACCCATTGTAATATCACTCGAATTGTAATTATTACGATTGATCTGGGTTGCTGTAACGATTAACCATTTATTACGTATACCCATAGCTCTAAGATCTTCTGCAATTTGCTTAATCTTCAAATAAGTATTCTCAGAGTTTGGGTTTCTATAATTAGCTAGGATGTTAATATAGTCAATAACAACACAACCTAATTTAATCTTTCTCTCTTCTTCAATCTGCTTTAAGTAAGCTTCAATGTCATTAACCGTTGCTTGTGAAGTCGGGAATTGTTTAACAAACAAATTACCAGGAGGGGTAAATCCATCACCAACATTCTCCAATTTACGTTTAATCAATTCAACGTTCTTAGATTTTTCATCATATTCATGAATTGGAATTGAGAGCAAGTTTGCACCTAAACGTTTTACAACTTTCTTAGCCGCCATCTCCGCTGAAATGAATGCAGTATTAACTCCCATTTTAACAAAGGTTGCCGCATCATTTGCTAAGTAGATTGATTTACCGATGTTTTGTTCACCAACGTAAACAACTAATGAACCATCTTTATCATATCCACCATTAAGTACTCGATCTAGAAATTGATAGCCACTGCTTACTTTAGAAGAAGAATCTGGAATGTGATCTGTTGGATTAAAGAAATCTAATCCAATATCTGAATTAAATACAATAGAGTTTCTATCGTTAATCAGTGTTTTAACTTTAGATACAATATCATCTACATTCTCTGGGGTAACCTCGGTTGTTTTAACGAACTCGATAGTATCCATCAACGTAGAATCAAATGTTCTCCATTTAATCCATGATTCTATTGTAGATTGTAACCATTCCTCATCGTATGTGCTAATGTCAACTCCATAAACCAGATCAATAATATCTTCATCGATTTTATGCTTAACCTTAGGGCTATTGCTGAGAGCAATCATTTGCTCTCGGCTTGGAGTTTCCTTAAACTTCTCATGAAACTTAACTGCCAAGTATTGCATTGAATCAATATCTTCAGAGGTGTAATATCCTCTCTTGATTGATTGTAAATACTTTGGCTTAAGTAGAGAAAGCTTAAAGAATATTTTTTCGAATTCTTGTCCGAATTTCATTAGCGTAGTTATTTGTTATATTATAAAGATAATATAGAGCTTGTTTCACTATTGGAGCTCAATAAATCCTTGCCCAACTGACCAAGGCTCCTGTGCCCATACATTAATTGCAATGCCGCGGCGGGTACCAGTCAATACTTTGGTAACACCATGTACTACTTCTCCTGGATTGAAAATAACTAATCGGTTTGGAAGGGCTTTAACCAATTCGGGTTCTTCTTGCTCGCCGCTTGTGTAAATTGCAAGATCTCCACCAGTAAACTCAGAACCAATTGGATAATAAACACATCCCATAATTGGAAACATTCTATCACCGGTTTGTTTTCTATAATTTACATCATCATCGAAGTGTAATTCCAAATAATCTCTGCGGCCTTCAATTTCAGCACTCTGAATACCTGTCCAGTATTCAAATCCATCTGCCTCAATTAACATTGCCAATGGGAAATTGTCTCCCCAGATATATTGAGCTAATTTCTGGCCAATATTAGAAGCTGGTTTAGTCCACCAACCTTTCCAATATTTGTATTTACCGGTTTCGCCAAATAATTCTTGTTCTGCTTGAGCAATTTCATTTAAAAGTTGCTCATCTTTAATAAAGTTATCAAATACTGCTATCATATAAAAGGATTTATTTTAATTTCATAGGTTTCTTTACCTGGTTCTTCTTTAATTTGTTCAATCAGCCCGAGCTGAATAGCCTTTTTTAATCCTTCCATTGCATTCTCAGTATTTCCTTTTGAGTAATATTTTAACAATGCATGTTGTGTGAAAGTTTCTTTTTGGCGATCAGGGCGTCTAATTGCTGCATTAATGAAAATATACAATATGTCAAAGGCATCTGGAAAAGCTTCCAATTGTTCTTGGATGCCTAATACATATTTAATAGGCAATTTATCCTCGTTAATATTGTGAATATCTACCATTATTCTACAGTGTCAAAGATTTCTTCGATGTCCATATCCTCTGCCTCTGTATTATAATTAAATAGAGGTTGAATCTTCTTATCGATCTTTTCTAAAACTTCACGAGTAAATACTTTCTCAGTAAAGAATTCTGCATTGGTTACGGTTTCATCAAGGTGTTTACAGATCCAGTTACGTGCAGATGATTTAGGGATCTTTTCTCCTTTTTCAATAACTCCACGCGTAATTCCAATATCCTCCCACTCAATGTATTGCTCTAAACCAACGTAAGGATTCATACCTTTAGTGTAATGTAAATGGAATTTGATTGGATTTGGTTTTGCAAAACGATTCTTGTTTGGCTTTGCGGTTACAACAATACCTGTTTTCTCTGCACCTTCTTTCAATTGAGCCTTATTCAAGAATAGAACAATTGAAGCCGCATATTCAGGACCGGTACCACCACCAGCAACTTGACGTGCAATAAAATCTTGAGTCATGTAGGTGTGGTTCGTAAAGATGAATGGAATCTTAAGATCTGCCATTGGTGTCATAATGATACGGAAGATTGACTTAAGAATCTTTGAACGTGTCATATCACTCTTATCAGATCCAGAAACTGCATCATCAATCTCCTTTTGAGTTGCAAGGTTACCTGCTGAATCAAGGATAATCATTATCTTTGGTAATTCAGAGCCGGCTCGCTTTGCGTCTTGCATCTTTTTAGTTAACGTTGTGACTGATTGGCGGAAATCTTGAACTGTATTAACTGGTTGATAGTTTACTTTAGAAACATCAATACCAAATTTAATCATTTGCTCTCGATCTACAGCCGCTTCAGAATCGTAATATACAACATTATAACCCATATTGATTGCTTCACGCACTGAATTAAGGGTCAAGAATGTTTTACCAGTTCCAGATGGACCAGCAATGGAACATGAACGGTTGTTTGGCCAACCACCAAATAGAGAGCCGCTCAGACACGCATTTAAGTGATAATTACCAGTGTGAATCCACTCAGTAACTTCACTAAAGTTTGATTGCTCCATAACTGACCCAAGCGGATTGAGACTTGCCAATTCCGCGTTTAAGTCGTCGAATGTAAATTGTTTACCTTTAGCCATTATTTTCGTTATTATCTTTTTTGTCTTAGTTTTTCAAGGTTCTCAATCAGTTCATGGGTCTCTTCCTGAATCTCAGCCATTTGAGATTTCAAGATTCTGAGACGAGTATGAATCATTTGATATTCCTTAATTTTTTCTCGTTGCTCTTGTGTTAAAGATTCTAAATCTTTTTCTGAAAATGTTTCAAAGTCCATATTACTTTTCTTTTTTTGTTTCAGCAATTAATTGATCCAATGTAATTTGTCTGGGATCAACTTTTACCTCATTGATTTTAGCATTCTTCCAATATAATTGTCTAACTGCTGCACCGAGTTCAATGTCATTTGACGTGTTCTCTACTAATCTTTTGATTTGCTCTTCCATAATTAAAATAATGATGTTGAATAAATTAAGTTTCTGTTTAGTGTTTGTAATCCAACTGCAACCAGAACTCGATTCAATGGATCAATAACACTCTTTTCAAATTGAGTTTCATAATCGATTTCAGGTGCAATTTCGTATGGGTGATCGCCTGGCATATATGCAAACATATCACTAAGTGCATGCTTACAATGATACAACTTCAATTTCTCTCCGTTACCAATCATCTTATATTTGTTTTTATATTTAGGTGATTGATTCATTAAGTAATTGTAGAATCCAGCCGCCTTCACGTTAGGAGGACATTTAGATCCAATCTGGAATTCAATTGTATCGTCAACAATATATTTTTCAATATTGTTTGTACGTTTATTAAACGAGATCTGATCGATATCTGCAAGCACGAATTCTTTCTTACCTTTCTTTAGATAATCAACCAGTTTTTTAAGAAGAGAAGCTGTTGGTTTTTCAGATAAAACAATCTTAATAGCTTCGGTCAAGTGTTTACGTGCAAGAGCTGGTGTTGAAGATTGAATAGTATCAAATCCAATTGTTTTAATCTTTTTAAGGGTTGGATATCGGTCATCAATATCTAATTTATCTTCCCATGCAATGTTTTGCAAATACTTTTTCTTTGCCAACCAGATTCCAGAGTATGCGATTGTTTCCAATTCAAATACTAAGAAGTTATCCGTATTCATTACTTGAGCATACTTCTCCATTGCTTTTACAATATATTCATTCAATCTGAATTTGTAAAGCTTCATAATGAATTGGTCAATTGACATTGATTCTCCGAGCCATTGAATAGATTCATACATTTCTTCAAACTGAACGTAACATGAATCTGTATCAATGTAAACAACTGCTGGTTTTACAGGAGCTTTAGAGACTTTAATGTTAAAATATTCATGCACTTGAGTATCTTTAATCCAGAAGTCTTGAAAATATTTGTTTAAGATCTTCTCAGAATAGAGAATAGCGCTTTGACCTTGAAGGGTAATTGATTCAGCAATATTAATATTAAAGAAATGGAACCACTTGTTACCGAATGCACCATAGATCGAGTTCAATGTAACTTTAACTGCTTGTTCATAAGCAGTATATTTGGCACTCATAGTTTCATAATAATCTATGAGTGCCTTCATTTCTTGAGCCGTTAATTCTTCTTCCGGCTTATTAATTAATTGTTGAATATCTGTCATATTATTCAGCTGTTTCGCAAGTTGCAATCGTTAGTAATGTTTCTGAGTCTAGTGAACGCAGAACTACTCGATTTGCCAACACGTGAGCTGTATAATCTTCTTTATCAAGAAGGTTCAAGTATTTTTTGAATAGTGTAACTTTGGTTCCTTGTTGTCCATCATAATCTGGAGTAACCAACATGTTGTAAGTAGAACCTGTCAACTTAACACCTTTACCATTTGCTTCGATTGAGAATGTTTCTTCTTTATCCAAACCAAAGAGTGATTTAACCTTAGTAATGGTTGTGAAATCCATGTCGAATTTGCAAGATGCTCCGTCAGTATTGAAGATACCTTGGATTTGAGTGTCTGTCAAATCTTTGTAACCCAATGAAGGATCTGAACATGCCAATGTAATTTCCAATTCGTCATTGAAGATGCGGAATGTAGTTGCTACGAAATCTTCTTCATTCTCAATAAATGAAATTTCTGCTTGAATTGAATCATACTCAAATTGCTTAAAAGCTTCTGTCAATTTAGAAGCATCAAAGAAAGCAACTTTAAGTTCTTTTGTTACCTCTGTCATGTTTTCAATTTGAAAAACTTGAGTAAGAGGAATTCGGTGGTGCTTTACGGCATCACGCTGTGGAAGATAAGCCGAAGAGATAACAATACCGTCTTTGATCTTAAAATACACAAATGAATCGATCAATTTAAGACGATTCACAAAACCAATAAAATTATTTTGGTCTACTTTGTTGATTGTAATATTCATACACTTATTAATTAAACATTTAGGTATTATAACGTGATATGAATAAAAGTTTCAAAAAGAAAAAGCCAGCTGGGGAGAGCTGGCTTAACACCTCTTTCTAGGAGGCGGTTGATTTAGTATAACAACCTATGTTGTATATATCCAAAAAAAGTGAAGCCGGGAGTAGCGAATCCCCCGGCCTCTTTCCGTTACCAGTGAACGGTCCTAAGAGTGGCCATCACAGCCACACCTTCTTTATCCGTCGCAGCTTAAGCAATCTGGATCCATTGCTCTCGCAGCAATATCTCCTCTTAATACTGACTCGGTTCTCATATAATAGAGAGTTTTAATCCCTAATTCATACGCTTCTAAGTGAACTTGGTTAATGAATTTTGGTTCTGCCTCCTTTGGGAAAGCCAAATTCAATGAAACTGCTTGATCAACATATTGTTGTCTAACACCAGCTTGACGAACCAATTCCATTTGATTAATTTCTTTAAATGTTTTAAATACATCTTTTACCCAATCAATCTCTTTATTATCAATTGAAGATTGCGGAATATCTTTAATGTTTAATAATTTACCATTAACATATCCCCAATTATCTAATTCATTGACATCTTGTACTGATCCTCCGTCTTCAAGAATTTTATCCCAAGTTGCTTTATTATTAATTCCAATCTTCTTGAATACTTTTTCCAATTCTGGATTTTTACGAATGAATGTACCTTTTGCAGTTTGCTCTGTAAAGATATTAGCCGCCCATGGCTCAATACCTGGAGAAACGTTACCTGCCAATTTAGAATTTGATACTGTTGGTGCAATAGCTCTTAAGTGAGTGTTTCGCATTCCAGTTCCTACACACCATAGTGGTTCTCCCATTTCTTTTGCCATATCGCGAGAAGCTCTTTCAGATTCAATCTTAATTTGTGAAAAGATCTTACGGGTTTCAAACTGAGCTGGCAAAGAATCAAATATAATTCCACGTTCTTGTAAATATGTGTGCCATCCTAGAACTCCAAGTCCAAGTGCTCTTCCTTTTTCAGCTGAACGTACTGAGTTCTCAAATCCACGCATATATTTTGCACGTTGGATAAATTCCTCCAATACTCCGTCAAGGAACCAAGTTGCTGTGTAAATAAGATCAGTATCTTTCCATTCATCGTACTTTGCTAAATTCACAGAAGAAAGACAGCATACAAATGAGTGGTTCTCATCTGTATGAAGGGCAATTTCAGAGCAAATGTTTGTCATATAAACTTTCAGCCCGTTCTGCTTATACGCATCTGGATTTGCTCTGTTAATATTACCCTTAAATACGATATAAGGTTCACCAGTTGCTCTACGCTTTCTAAGTACTGCAGCCCAACGCTTACGTGCCTCTTTATCACCATCTTTAACTTTTTGCATGAAGCCATCAGAAACAATAATTGATTGGTGCATATTCAAGGATTGACGGTTAACATCACCCTTTGGTTCGCGAATCTCTAACCATTCCCAGAAATCACCATGCTCAATATCAATGTTTACTGAAGCTGCTCCTCTACGAACTGAACCTTGGTTGGTGGCCAAAATTGATGAGTCGTAAATTTTAATGAATGGAACTACACCATCAGAAGTTCCATTTTGATTAATTTTAGCACCAGCAGGACGGATCATATTTACCCCAATACCTACGCCGCCGCCGTGCTTTGCCAATAACATCAATTCGCGGTTCTTTGTTCCAATTTCATCAATTGAATCGCCTACATCAATACCAAAACATGAGATTGGCAAGCCTCTTTCAGTTCCAGTATTTGAAAGAACTGGTGTTGCTAAATTTAACCAGCCTTTCCAGATATAATCAAAGAATTTTGATGCCATTTCTGGCTTTTGTAATCTTTTTGCAACTGTTGTCGCTACTCTCCAGTATGCATCTTTTGGAGTTTCCCCCTTTAATAAGTATCCCTTAGAGACTGTTTTAACATAGGTTTCTGTATTTCCCCAGATAGGAAAATCGACACCAAGTTCCCAGCCTAACTGTTCTCCATGATTCGTCATATAACTCTTAATTTTTAATTAACTAAATAAATCGTCTTCATCCCAGTTTTCACCTTCACCCGCTTTAGAATAATCTGTAGGTCTTACTGCAAAGAAGTCAGTGTGGGTGTGACCGCCTGTTAAGTGATAGAACCAATCCAATTCTGATGCCATTTTGTCATCAAATTTAAATGCTGGTTCGTAACCTAACTCAGCAAGTTTTTCATTAGCTCTCTTCTTAATAAATTCTTTTAAGTCGGCTGCTTTTAAATTCTCAAGGTCTCCCATTTCAAACATCTTATCGATGAATTTGAATTCCATTTCAACCATTAATTCTGCGGCTTCATATATATGCGAGCGTGCTTGGGCATGCAATTCTGGATATTCAGAAACCATGTGACGAAACAATTGACATCCCATTTTAGAGTGGAGTGATTCGTCACGAACTGACCATTTCATTTGTTGACCAATGCCCTTTAAAAGGTTACGCATTTGGAATGAATATAAAACAGCAAATGATGAATATAGTGAAACACCTTCAGCGAATGCTGAAAAAATAGCTAGTGATTTTGCAACATCTTTTCTTGCTTCGGCATAAAGGGCCAAATCTGCATGTGAGTAATCATTTTCTACGCCAACAAGATATTCAAACTTTTCTGCAATTGAAGGTTCGTGTAAAAACGCTGAAAAATCTTCAAGACCTAATGTCTCGTTTAAATATGAATATGCTGTTGCGTGAATAGTTTCTTGAGAACCAAAGGCCATGGCCATTTGCTTAATCTCATGTTTTGGAAACCAATGTGTAACCATACCAGTCCAATAGTCTGAAACTGCGCATTCAGTTTGTGCAAATCCTAATAAAATGTTACCGACTAAATTCTTTTCTGACTCGTTTAAGTTTTCGTTCCAATCCTTAACATCTCCTTGCATTGAGATCTCAGTATGCAACCAAAACGCCTGCATTTGTTTTAACCATCCTTCCGTATAATATTCCGGATATTCGAATGGTTTGTATTCTACTCTTTCTTTAAATAATTTAGAATTTAATTTTTCCATTTTTTCAATTATTCTATAATTTCAGTTAAGACTTAAAAAGGCCTTCTGTTAAGAGGCCTTACTAATATAATAAATATATAGTCTATATATTTTGGTATTAGTTTTGGCAAGCATTTTTAGGCTAAGATATTAACTTAATCTTTTTCTTCAAATGATCTGCTTTACTGAAATAATCATACGATATTTTCTTATATTGTTTCCTCTGGTCGTACAGATCTGACAATATTTTTTTTAAGATTGAATCTTCTTTTTTGTACACTACACCATTATCGCATACAATTACATCTTTATCTTTTCGACGTTCTTTTATTTGATCTCCAAATACTTGTTCAACATAAGCATCTGGTGAAATATTAAATTGTCGCATGATTGAGGGGTATAGAGATGCAAAGTCAAATGCTGTAACACCTTCATAAAATCCAACGTTTGGTTCTTTAACAAATGCTCCTACATATTGTCCATCTTTTTGGCCATCTTCGCGTTGTTCTGACGCAATTCTCATGTTTTGTTCTGCCAATTTTCTAGCCATAAGGGCTTCAGTAACTGCCACTGGCGAACTAGCTTTATAGAGTGGCATTTTCGTAATGTTTGCAAGCGTCATAATTACTTCCATTGATTTAAGTTTTTGGTCAATATAATAAACCAACACAGAGTCAACTACGTTGTAATAAACATACTTAGTAAAGTTGTCTCTATAGAGATCCTGGAGTGATCCTGTGTATTTAATCTTATTTAGATTAAGAACTTGTCCAGAAACATAATCAAGTGAATTAGACTCTTTTACTTTAACTGTGCGATCATACTTATCATACAACTGCATGTAATCGAGAATACCCATGTGGAGTGGACGGCTATCTGTTTTGTCCAAGCTTTGGGTCATGCTTGCATCAGAAATATCAATCTGTAGGCGTTTGCAACGGTTAACAATATATTGCCAGTCATAGTTGATAAAGTTCCATCCTGTCATCATTGGAAATTTAGGCATAAACTTCATTAAGAAAGTGTATACCATATCATATTCACTCTTAAACTTGTGATATTTAAATTCCCAATCCGTATTTAATGATTTAAAATACTCATTAGTATCGTCTTCAATCTTTTTAATCTGATCCGCCGAAAGATCTTCTAATCCAAGAACAATTGCCTTACGCTCTGGGGTAATAATTGAAAAGGTTAAGATGCGTGATTTAGCTTCTTCAGCTTTAGGAAAACCATCAACAATCTCAGTCTCAATATCGACAAAGTATGTACGTGGCATATTGTACGCTAAGATCTCTTCACGATCACGCTCTGGTAAACCATCAATGAAATATACTAGTGAGAATTTATTAAAGTTACGAGCAGGACCTAATTTAATAGGCCTGCCGTCCCAATTGCGGTATTGATGACTAACACCGCGCTCTTTAGCATCGCAAATATACCAATTTTTAAATTGATCAATTGGGTATTGTTTAAATGCGACATTTCCTTCTTTGTCATAGTATGAAACTATAACATCCTTATCTCGTTGTTCAATATCTAGAATCATTAATATCCTCGGTTTTGACGGTCATGATTCTCTGCGTTCTTTGCCATATATAGATTAACAATATCTTTACTGGTCATACCGATTGAAATTGCAAAGTTCATATAGAAATGCAATCCATCAATCCATTCATAGTACAATTCTAAACGATCCTCTTCTGAAAGATCAGCAATTGTCATATCAGCTGCTTTTACATTGTCTTTTTTCCAGTATTTCCAAGCTGCAGAGGCAATACCATCATTAATACCACCAAGTGCGTCAAACATTTCATTTAATTCGTCTGACATTGCATGTTTATTAACCATCCAAAAATCAGCGATCTGCTTCAATGTCCAACCTGTGAAATCAAATCCTAAACGTTCTTGTAATTCTTTTTGTTTGTTGTAAACTAGACCAAGGGTGTCCTCGACACCGGTGTAGAAATCTTCTACATTAAGGTCTGCGCATTTGTTATCTGAGTTTGCCATAATTTAATATTTATTACCTATTCTTTGATATGCGTCAGCTAGTAAAAGCTGAGCATCTTCTATTAATCTTCTTTCTTCTGTTTCTAATTTAAAAACTGGATGTTGTATCAAGTGATCGTCAATCATACATGTTATAATATGCAATCGATCCAAAGCTTCATGGTAGTGAAAATTATCAAGCTTTGGTTTATCGGCCATTATTTTCATTGATATAGTTTTCCAATCCTTGAATATATGCTACTGCATCGAGTAGATTATCTCGCTTATGATTATAACTTTCACGTGAAAACTTAAGAGCAACAAGAGCCATAAACATTTCACGCCCAGTTACATTAAGACCGGTCATTCCATTAAAAATCATAGCAGCTCGATCCATGCCTTCTGAAAAAGGACCATACGCTCGATCTTTTTCTTCGCTACGATTATTTACAATTTCATTTGCTTCTTCAAGTATACTTTTCATTGTAGAGATTTTACTTATTATATATGCTTTTCTATTTTTGTTTAGTAAATTGTGGGCCGCGAGTTTTATCTCTTAATGGGGTTGTTTCGTCTACCCATTCTTCGCGGCCAACAGAAACTCCCATAATCTTAACGAATTTAGCGCCATTATTAACTGCAATAATCTCAGTCTTTTGAATAGCATGCTGAATATCTGTTGCCATTACACAGCATACAAAATCTTGAGGCTTAGAACTACGCTCAAAAAAGCGTTCATCTTCGTATGGTAAATAATATACAACGTATGGTTTACTGTTCGATTCCATAAGCATTCCAAATTTTATAACGTTTAACAACTTGCTCCCAAATTGGAAAATACTGTCGGTGTTCGCGACGTAAAATATGTCGAGGCTGCTGAGGTTGACTTAACGGGAATTTAAGTAGATCATCTTCAGTTGGAATTGAGCGTCCTTGAGAAATAGCCCGAAGAGCATAGTAGAGATGTCTGGTGGTCCCGTCAAAAGTTTCCATAAATTCTAACACAAATTCCTTATCTAGTGAGAATTCACTCGAGAGGGCTTCTGCCAAATTATTCAAAGTTTCTTGTTCTTTGATTAAATGGCGCTCCATCATAATGCCAATCCGTTTATTTTTCAACTTACGACGTTCTATGATTCTTTCATCGATAGCTTCTTGACTGGATCGCTTTAATTCTTCTTTAATCTGCTCACATTCTAATTCAAAGATTCTTTCTTCCAGTTTAGTTTGTTCGCTCAATTGGTCATATTCAAATTCACCCCATTCAATTCGTTGGAGTAACTCGGAATAGCCTTTCCACTTATTTTCTTTAGGTAACTTTATTGTGGTGTGGAACCTGCGCCACCATGTAAAAACTCTATGACTCATTATACGTATTTTTTAAAAATGTCAGTAAGATCAATTGCATAATCTTTAAGAGCAAGCTGTCCTTTCTTATCAAACACGGGTTGCTTGCCTTTGCGTTCTTTCAAATTTTCAAGAACAATATTAGTCGGATATACTAGTACTGATTCAATTTGACTTTTATCTTCTAAATTAAACCAAATACATGCAATTTTATCAGAAGCTCCTTTATTTTTAAGTGCTCCAATATCTCGAACTTTAGAAACTGTAGTTTTAACTTCAATCTTTTCTCCAGTCTCTTCACATCTAATGTCCCAACCCTTGGTTGAAGCAACTTCAACTACATATTTACGGCCAGTATATTCAGTCATCACATCAGCCATAATATCCTCAGATAACTGTGGAATTGTTTTCATATTGGTTGACCATCCACGTAAACGACCTTGGTCCTCAATGTATTGAACAAGTTTGAGTAGGTCTGCGTTGGTTGCTTTTTTAGGAAGATTCATTAGATGTATAGCATTTCTTCTTGGTTAAACTTAACGGCCGCACCAAGATCAAAACCTGAGTTTCTCCAACAAAACTCATTTAAGCCTAAGCGGTGGCGCCGGCCATGATCTTTTCCGTACATTTTATAGGGCTCTTCAATTGTAACTCCTTTATCTGAGATTTGAATGATTTTACCAAGGTATCGTAGGTTGTAAGAACCATATTCAGCAGTGTCTCCAATGTTGAAGCTTGCGGTTTCAATACCATTTTCAAGGATTGCAATGTAGCTATTACGCTTCAAGGCTACTTGATATTTGGTAGGCTGCGCTGGATAAACTTTACCATAACGCTTGAAAGACTTAGTGAAGACTTGTTGGGTTTGGATTGATTCGATCATTGTGTTTTTGTTTTAGCTTTTAATTATAGTATAAATATAATAAAAAAACCCGACATAAAAAAATGTCGGGCCAACTTTTTTCAAAAAAGTTTTACTAAACTTGCTCTGGGAAGTATTTATCGAGTGCTTCCAATTTATCGTCAGCGTCAACTAACATTTGAAGAGCCTCTTCAGCATTATTATAAAAATCAGCAGTTGAGTGATCCCCAATACCTACTGCTTTGTTTCCTAAAAGGTCAAGAGAAAGAAGTGCTTTTGCTTTCTGTGCCTCTGCACTCGTTTTGAGCATTTGAATTAATTTAGTGTTCATACGTTTTCTTTTTCAGTTTTAAATTCGCTTACTTGTTCTCTTAAATATTCTACGAATGAAAGTGGAATCCATTCTGGCACTAACTCTCTAACTTTAGTAGAATCAAGTGCATATTTTCTATCATGACCTAGGCGATCCTTAACAAACTCGTATTTAGGAGTTTTACCAAGCATTTCCCCAATCATGTTTACAATCTCAATATTTTCATAACGTTCTCCAGAGCCAATGTTGAATACTTCACCCTCTTGGTCTGATAACATTAATTCAAAAATGATTTGCGCATTATCCTCAGCATCAATCCATTCGCGAACTTGGCGACCATCGCCATACACTGGGATTGGTTGGTCATTCGCAATTGAACGCATAATTGTTGGAATAAACTTTTCACGGTTTTGATGAGCTCCATAATTGTTGCAGGTTCTTGTGATCAAATATGGAACATCAAAAGTTCTACCAGCTGCTTGGACAAGTAGATCACTTGCCGCTTTTGATGCTGAATAGTATGAAGATCCATGTAAACTAAATCTTTCATTTGCTTCAACTTCCATGCTAATATCTGCCATGTCGCCATAAACTTCATCGGTAGAAATATGGATAAATTTCTTAAGATATGGATTTTGCTTTGCGCACTCTAACAGGTTAAATGTACCTTCAACGTTTGTGCGGATAAATGGACGGCCATCTTTAATTGAGTTATCAACATGACTTTCAGCTGCAAAATGCACGATATAATCATAAGTACCCAATTGATCTGAGTTAACATCACAGATATCCTCTTTAATTAATTTAACGGGTACTTTCACATTATTGACATCTGCTGCGTATGTCAATTTATCAAGGACTACAATTTCAGCAGTTGGAAGTCTACGACCTAAAAGGTTTACGAATGATGAGCCAATAAAGCCAAATCCGCCAGTTACAATAATTCTCATGCGTCTTCTAATAATTCTTTAATTGCGTTTTTATATTGTTCTTCAGTTAAGTTTCCTTCAGCATGTTGTGCAATTTGATCTCGAATTGCCAACATCAATCGTTGAGCTGAAGAAGTTGTTGTTTCATTTTTAGCTCGATCTACAATTTCAGGATTTTGTTTAATTGTTTGAATTGCAATCAAGTCTTTTAATTTAGTAGTTGACCAATCATGTGAACGGGTAGTGTAAACTACCTCAATTGGTAGATTATCACCAGTGAATCGCTTGCCAATGTAATCTTCACCAAGGATGCGAATGTCTGGCTTATAGAATTCCATCAACTTTACCAATTCTTCTTCAGTTTGATAACAAATAACCTCATCAACGTATTTGATTGACATCAAGGTCTTGTATCGCTCATACAATGGAATAACTGGTTTATATTTAGTAAAGCGCGTTTCTGATGGATCCATTTGTAAGAACACCATGAAGTAATCACAATGCTGTTTTGCTGTTTCAAATGTGTAAATATAACCTGGATGTAGTAGGTCAAAGTTACCAGCAGTAAATCCAATTTTACCCTTCGTTGGATGCATAATTTAAAGTTGATTTAGTTATATTAAGATACAAGTATAGTTGTTTTGAAATGAATTGAATATCCTCATCATCAAAATCGTCATTCAATAGAAGAATAATAATAAAATTATCGATCATCTTTTTAGCAGTGTCCATGTGGTCATCTGTAATACAAGAATCAACTGTTTTAATAATCTTTTGAATACCGGTTTCAATATACGATTCGTAATTGTTTGGCTTTAAGAAGTAATTCATATTAAGGTTTGTTTTGTCTTGTTGTTATATTCAGCTCGATAAGTTCGATCTCTTAAATCTGATGATGAAAATCTGTGATCTCTTTTATTATAATAAATTTCAATATTACGATCTTCGCAAATATCTTTAGCTGTAAAATTCTTATTGCGATATTCTGCGCCAATAATTCTAACATCTAATTTAAAGGATGCGAAGATATCTTCAAGATCTTGCTCAGTTACATACGGGACGATCTCATCAACCCATTCGCATGCTGAAACTTGAATATAGCGTTCAACGATTGTTTGGACTGGTTTATTCTTTTCAGGTCGATCCAGGGTTGGATCAACTTGAAGAGCAACAATCAAATAATCACATTGTCCTTTTGCCTCCTCAAGCATCTTAACGTGACCTGCGTGAAATAGATCAAATGTTGATGCTGTAATTCCTACTTTCATAAATACTGTTTAAAATAAAAAAGCTTAGTAATTATACCAAGCTCTTTTAAAATGTTTCAATATTTAATTATGTATGATCAGAGTCTAGTATCTAGATTAACATTATTCATATATTTTTCACGCATAGCATATAACTCTTTATCCGCGTGTTTAATATTTTGCATATCCTTCTTTTTCATCTTGGCTAAAACCTTAGCGATAGCACCATCAGCTATTCTCATTAGTTTTTCAGTAGACTGCAATCTAGATTCTAATTTAACCTTGCTAACATACGCCTTAAGTGTATCATTCTCCTGACCAATTTCATCCATCATACCAATTAACTCTTCTTCTAGATCTTCTAGGAGTTTAATTTTATCTTCATGTGGATTATCATCATTTGATCTATGAGATCTAGAAGATGTATATGAGTCTGATTTATCCTCTAATTCGTTTTCAAAATCTTCAATCGGATCACCCTCAAGTTTTAATTTACCAATATCAACTCTAGTTGCCGTCAATTTAGCTGATAATTGATCCAATTTACGTTTTTGAGCAGGATTTTTAAATAAACCTTTTAAAAAACTAAATAACCCTTCATCTAATTGAGAGCTATTAAAGCTTTCGAACGTTTGGATATATTTCATTTTATTATTATTTGATTGTCATATCAAATGGTAAATCTTCTGGGCCATAGTATCCATCGTCCATGTGTAGGCCGTACCATTTTCTACCGTCGGTGAAATAGAACCAACCATGAACTGGATCGTGAACTACATCAAATGGTCTTTGCCATAGTTCAAATTTAACTGGCTTTGCTTTACCACGAGCTAAATACTTTAATACTGGAACATCATCATCCCACATTTGAGTAGTTGTAGTTGCAGTAATTGTAGCAGATTTGCCTTTTAGTTTTGCTGTATATAATTCACCAGCAATTTCATCAGCTAATTTCTGAGAAGCAGATTCTGTAACAATTGATTCAGCCGCTAATTCAGCGTCCACATCTTTAATGCTAACTGCTGCATCTAATTCAGCTTCAAGCTTTTTCTTTTGTGTAGTTAAATCTTTTAATTTAGCAAGTAATTTATCTTTATCTTTACCTTCAGCTTCTTTCCAAGCGTCCACGGTAACTTTCATATCTGAAGTAATTTTACCCCAATCTTTTTGGATTTTGTTGATTGAACGAGCTTCATTAACTTCGGTAGACTCATTAACTTTCTTCTTTAAGTACTTATTAGGCTCTCTAAGAATAAACTCTTGTGAATCGCCATCAACTCTAGCAACTACATCGCCATTTGATTTGATATCGGTAATTTCAACAGTCTTGTTTCCATCGACGTGTTTCCATTCCCATTTGTCGCCGGCTTTGAATTTAGCTTCATTAACCACCGATTCTGCTAATTTAGAAAAGAAATCTTTAGCTAATTTATTATATTCTTTCTTTTCATCGTTATCTAGATAGCGTAATGATTTTGTATAATTATATTTTAAATCTTCAAAATAATTCTTTGCACCTTTACCTTCATTAACCACTGATTCAGCCAATCTCATCTCAAGCTTGTTTCTCTTAGCAATAAGCTTTTGAATCTCATCTTCAATCTTGTTTAGCTGATCGCCATATTCATCGGCAATTGGACCACCTTCAGCTTCAGCCTCTTCTTCCATATCGATTAGCATTTGACCTCTATCAGAATAAAGATCTTTTAGATCTTGGCTAATATCCCATAGATCATCTTCAGCTTTTAGTCTCTCTTTACCGTAAAGTGGCTTACGCTTTGGTTTAGCAAGCTCTTTTTCGCGCTTCATTTTAGCAGCTCTAAAAGCCATTAAAACAGGATCGTTAAGATCTGATTCTGTAATTAATGACTCGCTAAAAAATGCTTCAAAAGTAGGAATAAATGATGTTTTCATTTCTTTAATTTCTTTTTCATCTTCGTCTTCTTCAGATTTTCTACCCTTTGGTATATCACCTGATCCAACTTCAGTTTCGGTTGGGAATGAAATGTCTCCCATTCCTCCAATATTTGACGGTGTAATATTTTCAGCAACTTCAGGTAAACCTTTATGCGGAGTAGATGCAAAGTCTTTAAGATCCTTTAGTGACATACCGTCAACCAACTCTTTAACTTTATCTCTATAAGCCGCATCAACGTCAGAAAGTTGCATATCGCCAGATTTTACGGCGTATGCAACTCCCATTAAACGTTGTTGTGATTTACTAGTGCTTGGCATATTTAAATATTATTCTGCAGAAGCTTGAGCAGCTTTAGCAGCAGCTTGAACAACCTTAGTATATAATCCAAATACCTGGCCAATTGTCATACCATCTTTCCAAGTAGCTACAGTTTTATCACCTAAAACAATATCACTTCCGTCAAAATATACTTGTCTAGGTAATTTATCAGCACCTGACGCAATTTTGAAAAGTTTTTGAGTAGGATAATCACCTAAGTATCCAGAATATGAGAATTTGTTATCAGCATTAGCTTGAATATATTTCATTGCGTTTGCTGGTGAAATTTCTCTAGCTTCATTAACATTCGATTCTACGAATTGTTCAAATAATTTTACGTGTTTCATAATTTTGATTATTTTTTTTGTTTTTGATTTATTTAAATTAATTTTAATTACCAAGCGTAATCCATATCTTTTACTTTCTTCACTTTATCAGAAACGTATTTAGCATATTGCTTGGCTTCTCTTTCATAGTAGCCTGAAGAATAACCTCCTGCTTTTTCTTTCTCAACGTTTACCATGTGTGAAACATATCTATCATAATCGCTTAAGATACCTGACATCATATTAGATGCGTCAGTAAGTTTAATCTCTTGACCGCGGCTGTTTTGACCAATTTTAATTTCACCATATTTAGTCTTTTCACCTGATTTAAGTGCATTAGAGATTTGCTTAGTTAATTCATTAATAGCATCTTCAACCATTTTATCTAATGGTAAGCTAGAAGCTTTAGTTGCTAAAATATCTCTATATCTTTGTGTGTTTGCTTTCTTAAAGTCAGCTGCTGATGTGAACGCAATTGCACCAGATTTAGCATCAGATCTAGATTGAATAAGATCCCTTGAAGATTCACCACCTGTATTAATGTTAAATATAATTGCTCTATCAGCTAATTCAGCCGCTCTCTTGATTGAAGCAATACCTGATGCATCGTAACCTCTATATACTTTATTTCCACCAACTGTGGTGCTGCCGTCTGATTTACCAAGAGTGTATTGGTTCTTTTTATTAACGTTAGGTGTTTTTGCATATCCCTTATAATCAACTCCTAAGAAATCTTTACCTCTTGAAAGAGCTAAAATACCAGGACTTAAAATTGGTTGTCTATAAGAAGATCGATCTGCATACGGATTTTCCTTTTCATTATCTACAATATAGAATACTAAATAGTCTCTATTATTTGCATAAGTTTTGTATGCTGTATTTGCATCTGTATCAACTAATGCAGAATCTTCAATTTGATCAAGTTTGATTTTAGTTAAACCATAAATGGCAGATGCTAGATTCTTAGTACCGTACCAGTTTGCATCAACACCAGAATTTTTCATAGCCAATAAGTTTTGTAACTTAGAAGACTTAAATGCTTCATTTAATGGTCTGAATTCTTCAACAATTTGAATTGATTCTTCAATGTATTCTGCTAATTCCTCATCGCACCATCCATAATCACAATCAGCTAATACATTTTCAAGATCTTTTCTCTTACCTTGCATTACAATGACTGGGTGACCTCCACCTGGACCGTCCATCATTTTATCAATGATAGTAACCTTATGCTTCTTTAAGAATTTTAAGAAGTCTTTGTCATCTGGATCCATTGCGTCCATTTCAACAGTTGCTTCAAATAATTGCTCATTCTCTTCATTAACCACTGATTCAAACGCTGGAACTAATTCTCTATCACCATAAACATCTACCATGTACCATTTCTTATCTGATTCATCGTATAAGTAAATATATTCAGCACCGCCGTCATTAGCAGCTAATTTAATAAACTTATCCATGTCTGATTTTTTACCAGCCATTGGAGCTCTACCATCATTGTAGAAGTTCATTTTATCAAGAGCATCTAATCCTGAGTTATCACCCTTTGCAATAACATCTTGAATTGCTTTTGCATTTTTATAATTCTTCTTAATTGTAGGAAGCATATGCTCTGGGTAAGAATCGTAGTGGGTATAAACTGACTGGATGTTACCTTTTTTGTCGATGATACCGAATTGACCTCTTGTACCTTCATTAATCATTTCAGTATTTTCATTCAATGAACCAATGAATTCTGAGAATGATTCAAATACAAAGTTCTTTTTCATTTGATTATTTTCGTTTATTTTGATTTGATTTAAAATTCTTGCTCCAAATTTAGATAGGGTAATACCATCCTCAGAAACGTTAAAATATTTAGAGTTACGTCTCATCCATCTGGTAGAATCAGTAGAAAGCTCAGAAAGAATCTGATTAAATTCTTCTTGAGTCATTGAGCCATCAGCAATTGCTTCAAGCATTTTGTTTCTAATACGAGCCTCCTTACCTGCTGTAAGAGCTGGATAGTTTTCAGTGTAACGTCTTTTAAATGTTACTTTATTTTCATTTAATCTATTTGATTGATCAAAATGATTCTTTTCCATATCTAAATTTTATATTATATTATTAGATTATATATCTTACGCTTTAACCTTAACTTGAATACTTCCTCCAGTCCAAGATGAAATTAAAGTTTCACCAACATTGCTGGAAATATTGTCTTTAAATAATACTCCACCAAACTTTTTGCTAGAATTTGTTTGTACAAATACAAACTTTTCTTTAATTGAGCCAAAACCAGCAACTAAATCTCTTTCAATCTCAGAATAAGATTTTAATTGAATTTGATTCTGACCAGATATCATATTTTTAATAGCTTGAATGGTTTTATTATTTGAGATAGATCCAATTTGTTCTCCACCTGTTTTAGAAACAATTAATTCTCCTTCTGGGGAGAGTGACATACTAAAAGTTAATGGTGATGTTACAATTACTGGATCAAGATCCTTAACAATATTAAGGAATTTTGCGCCTTCATCTCTTGCAACTTTATTCTGAATATCTTTACCTTCAGCTGTATTTGGATTTAATTCTGGTAAAATATCCTTTAAACCCATATACAGATTTTTCAACTCTTGTTTGGCAGTTTCAATAATTGATCTGTGCTTAGCACCAGTTCTCCAGCCGTAAAGATATCCATCCTTACTTGTCTTAACCTCTTTACATTCTGCTTGGTCTAAAATTCCACCATTATCATTATAAAGCGTTAAATCAATATCAACTGAACCACCGCCAATACCGCAGTTTTCAATAATATAGGCCATCATAATTTCGCCGCGGCCAATACCAACTACATCAGCTCCTAAATTAACTAGAGTAGTTGCTGCACCTTTATTACTAGAAAGAATCTTATTTACTTTAGCCATATTAGCTGAAGAAAAAGAATCTAATTTAATTCTCTGGAATGGCGCTTTACCCTTAAATTCATTAGTATTAATTAAATTGTATAACATCTCCTTATCATTCTTATTAGAAGATTGGGCTAATGCCATATAATTTCTTTGAGAGCTTTCATTAATCTGATTATTTAAAGCTCCTTCAAATCTGGTTCTGATGTCATTAAAATCTGCCATTATCCTTTTAATTTATTCATGAATTGTTCGAATGTCATTAAACCTTCTGGTTGTACTTTAGAAGCATTAACCACTGACATTGACTTTTCTAATTCTGATTTTAATGTTGGATACATTTTATGTAATGCTTTAGGTGTCATTAATTTGAAAGACTTTTCGTCCCCATCTAACATTGCATTACGTACTTTAGTTGCTGAAATAGCTTCATCATCTCTTGGGATTTCATATAGAGCAAAATCAGATCTAACATTTAATTGATCCCTGTATGAATCGTTATTAACTTGGTATCCATAAGCCTGCATTCTATCAGTTCCTGTTCCCCATAGAACTGGCTCGTATTTTGGTCTTAGTGCATTAAACATCTGGTCAATTGCAGCACTTGGAAGAACAATGATCTCCTTTAAGAATTTATACTGCTTCTGAACCTCTTTAAACATTTTGACCTGTAAATCTTCTGAGTATGGTCTTGAAAATTCATCACCTTTCTTTTGTGTCTTAGACTTAATTAAGAATACAATTACATCATGCCCATTTTGCTTGTGAATTGTCTCTAACACTTTAGCGTGGCCCAATGTAAACGGTTGGAAACGGCCAACAAAAATATTTACAGGCTCTTTGCCTTGCTCTGTGTGATTAACCTTTAGTGCCTCATTTAAATCCATACTCGATACAATTTTATTATGTAACATAAAATTATTGAAATCATAAATTGAGAGATTATCATTCATCTCCATTAGGACGACTCCATTAATTTTTTCAATTGTGCTATTTAAGTTTTCAATCATATCATCTGTTAAAATATCAGATGCTTTAGTACGCTTTTTTCTGAATGAACCTACTGTAATTTTAAATAGTTCAGAAAGAATTTCATTTGAAACGTACTTTAATGTTTTTTCATTCTTGATAAAATTAGTATTTAATCTAAATGAAGGTGCATGTGCAAAATCAGCACTTTCAAAATTAACACCAATATATTTAGAAGAATTCTTTTGAATATAATCGTTAAATACAACTGACATTAACTCAATGTATCTTTCATCAGCCGATGATTCCATTAGTTGAATCTCAGAAAAATCGTATGTTGAAATATATTCTAATAAATCTGCAATTGTGATTTGATAAATATGAGAACTCTCTCTATTTTCAATAACCAGCTGTCTTGCAAAATCTTCTAACTTGAATGAATGAATCTTCTTACCTTCTGCAAAGTTTAAAATAAGTCCATCAATCTCTTTTTCAAGATTCTCTTGTAACATTGATTTAGTTGCATTTGGATTAAAGATTCTATAAATCTCTTTAGTAAAAGAAACCATTTTATCCGTTTCTTCTAAATAGTCATAATTGCTAGAGAATTCTTTTGAATTCATTTGCAATAATTTAACCAATTTATCTTTTTGTTGTGAATCCATAATACCATCAAAAACCGGCTCTTGAGATTGAACATCAAGAATTTTAGCCCATTTTTTAATGATTACTGGATCAATGATAGTTTTCTTTGAATTACCGTTTTCAGTGATTTGTTGAATATGTGTAAGAATTAAATTATTATATGGTAATTCAGTATATTCGTAATTTGAAACTTTTAATTCTGGTAAATAATCAAAACCAAATTTAAAATCAATAGGCAATTTAGCTTTAGCTTCTGTTGATAAACTCTGCATGTGTTTAATAGCAACCTCATAAAGAGACATCATAGTACGATCTACCATTGTAAGCTTTTCTCCATTTGAAGATTTATAGAATTCGAACTTATCATTAATTCGACGAACATAAAAAGATGGTGCTGAAATTTTTTCAACAACCATTACTCTATTATCAAGCATTCCTACGAATGTATTGATGTTGGTCTCTTCAAAATGTTGTTTTAATTTTTTAAGTGCCATTTTATCTTCCGTATTTAATAATGCCCATTAACTGATTAATAGCAGCAAATGTGCCTGTTAGTTTCATTACCTTACCTTTGTAACGGAATACTAAACCTTCAGTTGGAATGATAGATTCAACTCCACCAATGCGCTCCAATCTTTCAAGTTCTGCCATTACTTTAGCAATTTGTTTCTCATCTCCACCTTTCTTAACCTTTTCAGCTTCAGTGCGGATTTGATTATGTAGTCTTTGCATCTCTTTATCAGGTGATGCAGCGACAAAATTACTTGCATTTTTAAGAATAATAGAACCTAATTCTAAGAATAAATCCTCAAAAGGTCTAATATTCTCTTTATACAATTTGCCAGCATTCTTATCGAACTCCTTAACTTTAGCGGCTCCATCTTTGCCAATCTCTTTGTCAAGTGCTCGCATATTTAATGCTGTTTTATTATCATAAGCCCAACGTAATAACATTCCTTCTTTCATATCTTGTGGAACTGTTGGGAAATTCTTTTCAATTTGTTCTCTCCACCAAGCTTCATGATACTTTGTTACCTCATCAGAGTCTGATAAATTATATCTATCTCTAAGAGTATCAACCTGTTTAATGAACTTTGCTTTGTTCTGATCAAAATTGATGTCTTTACCAATTTGAATAATCTGTGGAGGGATAACTGTAAATACGCTACCAATGTGTGCGTTTACTTGTGCTAATGCCGCTGGAATAGATTTTGCAGGTTTTGTATCTTCACCTATAATATTGCCTTCGCCATCAGTTAATTTAATACCATGGAATTGAATCAAGTTTCTATCATAATGAATCACATTTGGATTCTTAGAGTAGATCAATTCCATATTCATAAAGTTTTTACCATTACCAAATACTTCTAAATCTTTTGGAGAAAGTCTTGGTAAGGCAGCTGCTAAATCTTCAGCTGCTAAGTGGAATGTTTCTTCTACCATTTTAGAAGGGTGACCAGCGAACTTATCTTTAAAAGTTTGTAAGTTCATTGGGTTTTTTAATTCTGTCTTATTACGAGCAAATTTAACCTCACCATCTTGAACAGTTGCAAATACATTTTGACCATCTGTCTTTTCAGTTGGATCTTCTTCAAATCTTAAATTGCCTTGTAAGCCGGCTTCAATGATCTTTTTAAAATCGCCAAATGTCAAATCTTTTTCGTCAAATGGATGCGACATGTGGCCAGCTGCACCACCTTCCATAATCAGATCAGATTGTGGAGCCTCGTATCTTTCAACTAAAAACTGCTGGTATGTGAGTAATTTTTTCATTATCTATAATTCTTTTTAAGCCACTCTTCGATGTGTTTTACAGTTGAATCAAATACTCTACTTCTGTTGTAATCCATACCAAAGTTTTTAAAGTATTCTTTAGCCTCATAATAAGCCGGTTCAACTTCTTCGTTATTATTAATTTTATCTTCAATGAATGAAATAATTTCTGAAGCATAATACTTTGCTTTCATATATAAGTTATCATACCCTCCGTTAAATACATCATAAAAATCTGAACCGTAAAACTTTTTAACATTTGGTCCAAATTTCTCCATGTTGGTCCAAGAACCGTCATTAAAGATAAGCCATAAATGTGCAAATGTTAATCTATTCTCATCGGCCAATCCATAACGCTTCATCTTTTTAGCAGCTTGAATAACCTCAGCTGGAAAAGGTAATTTACCATTATCTTTCTCCCAACCAACAATATCGCGCTCTGTTACAAAGCGCTCGTTTAAGAATTGCTCAAATAGTTTAACGTATTTCATTTTGTTTTTGTTATTATTTCTTAATCTTTGCTAGAGAGCCGTTTGTTTCTTCATACAGGAATGAAAACTTAGACTTTGCATAAAGAGTTCCCATTGAGAATGATATTAATACGCCGTCTGGTTTTTTCATAGCAGTATTGTATGCATCTGTTGCAGCGGCCTCGTCGTCAAATATACCAATATATTGTTTTGAGCCAGCAGAACCAATTGTATATCCTGCTTCTAATCTAATTCTT